CGGGTTCCCGGATGCGGTCTTGTGTCCTTCGGTTTGGAGCCTGCGGGCGATGCCGGTCAGGGAGCCGCCGTCAAGGTAGAGGGCGTAGATGTGCCGCACGAGCTTGGCTTGCGGCTCGTTGATGACGAGGTTGCCGTCCTCGCCTCGGTCGTAACCGAGGAACCGGCTGAACGGGACGGTCACTTTCCCGTCCGCGAACCGCTTCCGGTGTCCCCAGGTGACGTTCTCGGAGATCGACCTGGCTTCCTCCTGCGCGAGGCTGGACATGATGGTGATCAGCAGTTCGCCTTTGGCGTCGAATGTCCAGATGTTCTCCTTTTCGAAGTACACCTCCACCCCGGCATCCTTCAACTGGCGCACGGTAGTCAGCGAGTCGACGGTGTTGCGGGCGAACCGGGAGACACTCTTGGTGATGATCAGGTCGATCTTCCCGGCCAATGCGTCAGCGACCATGGACTGGAACCCGGCGCGATGTTTGGTGGAGGTTCCGGTGATGCCTTCGTCGGTGTAGATGCCTGCGAGCTGCCACCCGGCGTGGTCGGTGATATAGCGGGTGTAGTAGTCGACCTGCGCCTCATAGGAGGTCACCTGGTCGTCATGGTCGGTGGAGACACGGGCGTAGCCTGCGACTTTACGGATCGTGGTCTGCCCCAGCGGGGTGCCGGTGTGCAGGCGGCGAGTGGCCGGGATCGCGGTGACGGTACGAGCCATTAGCGTTCACCCCGCTCCGCGCGCAGCCTCTCGGCTTCGGCTTTCGCCACCGCCCTGTACTTGGCGAGCGCTTCGGGCGGGGTGGGTGCGCTGCGCCCGTCGATGCCGAGTTTGCGGGCGTACTCCCAGCGGGCTTTCACCAACTCGGCCCAGGCGGCGCGTTTCGCTGGGGTCCAGGAGGATCGCTTCAGGTTTGGCCGCCACGTGTGGGCGCTGATGGTGCCATCGGTGTAGTGGAACGTGTAGTGGTCTTTCCCGGTCACGTCGATGTGGTCGATGCGAGCAGTGAACACGTCGTCGTCGAACTCGTCGATACCGAGGATGTTGGCGATGAAGGCCTTGAAGGCGGTGTCGGAGATTTCGCTGGTACCGCAACTGGTGGTGCGGCCCTTCTTGCGTTCGGTGCAGATCCAGTGTTCGGTGGTGATCTGGTTTTGGGTCTTGGGGTTGCGACGATTACGGACGAAGGAGCAGCCGCAGGTGGCGCACTTGATTTTCGAGGTCATCGCCACGGTCTCGATTGACCAGTTGGCTCGTGCCCCCAGGTCGCGGCGGCGGGCGATCTCGGCCTGGACGGCGGTGAAGGTGTCACGGTCGATGATCGCGGGGATCGCCCCTTCGACCAGGTACATAGGATGCTCGCCGGTGTTGCGCAACGCCCGGCCCGGTTTCCCGTCCGGGGTCGCCCACTGACCGAGCAACAAGTCGCCGGTGTAGGAGGGGTTTTTCAGGATGTGACGCACCCACTCGCCCGGCAGCTGGTTGTCGGCAAGGTGCGGGACGCGCCCATCGGTGATAAGTTGTGCGGCCATGGCCTCGCACGAGGTGGGCAGCATGTAGTGGGCGAAGATCCACCGCACCACCTCCGCTTCGGCTTCAACGATCTCGACGTCGGTCGCATCCGGGGAGTCTGTGTAGCCGTAGAGGTGGAAGCCGTTGGCTTTGCCTTGCTCGAAGCCTTTCCTCACCCGCCATTTCACGTTCTGGCTGATCTGCTCCGACTCGGCCTGCGCGAAGGAGGCGAGCAGGGTGAGCACCAGCTCCCCATCAGCGGAGAACGTGGAGATGTTCTCTTTTTCGAAGCGAACCTCGACGCCGAGGGTTTTCAATTCGCGGATTGTTTCCAGCAGGTCGACGGTGTTGCGGGCGAACCGGGAGATCGACTTGGTCAAGATCAGGTCGATGCCACCGGCGCGGGCTTGAGCGAGCATGGCTTGGAACTGGGGACGGTTGGTGGTGGTGCCCGAGATACCCGAGTCGGCGTAGACGCCCGCATACTCCCAGCCGGGGGTCGATTGGATCAGGTCAGAGTAGCGCGAGATCTGTGCCGACAATGATTTCGGGGTGCGGTCGTTTTCCATCGAGATGCGGGCATACGCCGCGACCTTCTTGGCCCGCGCACTTTGGGGCGGCGGGGTCACCCGCTCCATCGTCGCCATCGGCTGCTTTTCCTTGTCTGACTAGGGGTTTTGTACCGTTTGCACGTCTATACATCACTCTGATCGGCCGTGAAGTCAACCAAGATCTGTGCTTTCAACGCCCCGATTTCCGCACCCGTGGCGGCGGCGATCCGGGAGGCGGCACGAGCCGACTGGGCCTGCGTGAGGATGCCGGATTGTGTGAGGTGGTTGAGTCGGGCGAGCGCGAGTGCGGTGGTCGTCTCGGCGTGCAGTTGGGCCGGTGTCATGGGCGTCCGCCTTTGGTGCCGAAGCGGTGGCGGATGTAGCAGGCGTGGCTGCAATACACGCGGTGCTTGTTGCCGTATGCGCTGAACACGGCACCGCAGTGTGGGCAGGTGAACTGGTAGAACGCGCGGCGGTTGATCTTCTCGGGGCGGGCATGCCACCAGGTGCGGCGGCACTGCTGACTGCAGAACTTCGCTGGCCGGGTACCGGTGATGGGTGCGCCGCAGTGCAAGCACCACACCCCGAGCGGGTTATCGACCGGCGGGATGGTCGGATCGGGGGTGATACGGGCGCGGCGGCACCACGTTTTGACAGTGTTGGCGTTGAGTTCCAGCTGGGCGGCGATCGCCGCGTAGGTCACCCCGGCTCGACGCATCACTGTTATCTGCTCCTGCTGGGTTGATGTCACTGCCGTCACCGGTTGGCTCCTTTCCATCTGCACCACCCCGGAAGCGGGCGGTCTCATCTGTCAGGCACCAGCGGCCGTGAAACCGGACGGGCCGCGAATACCTGCTCACCCGTACGCCCCGACACCGGCCGAATCCGGACGGGTACAAGCCGCAGAGACGACGAAAAGCCCCGCCACCACCCAGGACGGGCAGTGACGGGGCCGGATTCGTACTCTCAGACGGAGATGGCGCGGAGTGGTTAGTAGCCGAGCTTCTGATTCACCCGCTTCTGCACCTGGCTGTAGAGGTTGCCGAGGCGACGTTTGCGTTCCTCGCCGTTGCCGTAGTCGCCGCGAATGACCGCGTCAGCAAGCGCGTCAATATTCGGCCCGGACGGCTTAGCAGGTGTACGTCCGGCGAGTTTCTCGTTGACCCGGCGCTGGACAGCGGCATAGTTGGCTCCGAGGCGACGCTTGCGCTCCTCACCGTTTCCGTAATCGCCACGGATGACCGCATCAGACAGTGCATCAATGTTGACAGCGGGCGTGGGGGCGGGCTTCGGCTTCGCGGGCGCTGGCTTGCTGCCGGTCATGTGGTCGTACCAGTACTGTGCACGGGCCATGTAGGCGGCATGCTGGGAGCCTGCCAGCGAGGCCGGGCATTCGGTTGCAGAGAAGTTCTTGTGTCCGAACACGTTCTTGCCCCAGGCCGGGCGGCCGAGCTTGTAGTAGCGGCAGATCGCGGCGACGAGGTGGGTTCCGTTGTCGAGGCAAGCGTCGGACACCCGCCACGGGCTGGAACTCACGTCGGCGTGTTCGATGCCGATGCTGGTGGTGTTGGCGTTCCAGTTCCCGGCGTGCCAGGCGGTGTCGCGGTCCCACACGAGCTGGCCGATCTTCCCGTCGGACTGCACCTGGTAGTGGGCAGAGGCCTGGCGGTTTTGCCACACGTCGTAGCAGCCTCGGATCGTGAGGTTTCCGGCGTTGTGGTGGATGATGACCTTGTCGATACGCCGACCGCCTCGTCCGGCGGTGTAGTGCTTGTTCATGATGAGGTCGACATCGGCCTCGAGGGTGTTCCAGTTCTTCATCAGCGCTGCTCCTTATCGGTATGGGTTTCAGTTGGGTCGGTGTTGGTGAGGGGTGGTCGTTTGTCGGCGCGGTTGGCGATCAGGTCGAGGGCCTCACGCATCTGTGCGGGGATGGGCAGGCCGAGGCGGGTGGCGTTTTCGATCAGGGAGATGCCTTCGTTGGACAGGTAGAAGAAGATGACCGCTGCCCGTAGCACGCCGGGTGTGCCGATGACT